TTTCTAGAAAAAAATGCTAATACTCCACTAAAAATAATTAGCTCTCCTACAACACATCAATATCCTTTAACTTTAGAAAATAAAGAAGAGTTTGTACACAGTGTTATTTTTTACATTAATGCTAGAAGCAATACTAGAGTAGGCGCAGCTTCAGCATCACAACTTGCTAATAATAATGATTTTAAAAGGGCACAAGTAGCTCTTGGTGAACAATATGCCAGTGAAAATCGTTTAAGATCAGAATCTGCTGATACTTTTTTAGCCACTGCTGGCGTCCTAGCGACAGGTGCCGCTGCATACACTGCTTCAAAAACGTTTTTTGAAGGAGCATCTCCTGGTGGAAAGATAATGGAAACTGGGTTTTTGGGCGCTGCCGCTGCAGGTGTTGCGAACATTTCATCTGAGGCTAGTTCAACTGTAAGATTGCTTTCTGCAATTGAACTATATGTCTCAGCACCTCCTTCTGCTGAATATGCTGCTGAATGGCAAAACGCTGATATAGGCGCTCTTGCGGGATCATTAGCATCAGGTGGTATAGGGGCAAATGGCGCAGAAATTAATTTTAAGAATGTTTTGGAAGACGCAGCTAGTTTAGGACAATTTGGTTTTAGAAGCATTATACAAGCAGGGGCCGCTGTTCCCAGAGAATTCGGAATTACAGGTGATATTGGAGCAGGAATAGAAGCAACTAGTAAAAAAGTAGCAAATCCTTATAGAGAACAATTATTTAAAAATATGGGATTTCGATCATTTGGATTTTCATACAAATTTAATCCAAGAAATACCTCAGAATTAACTTCAGTTATGGAAATTATACAACTTTTTAAATATCACATGCACCCTGAAATAGATCCTTCTAGATTATTTTTGATATACCCCTCTGAATTTAATATTGAATATCGTTATAAGGGCAAAAGAAATGAATATATACATAAAATTTCCACCTGTGCATTAACCAATGTTAGAGTTACTTACGGCAGTTCAGATTTTACAACGTTTTCTGGTATGAATGGCGCTCCCTCTGAAATCAATTTAGACTTGACATTCTCAGAATTGGAGACTCTTTCTAATGATAGAATAGGGCAAAAATGGGGCGATAGTTATTAATGTTTTTTAAATCAATGAAAGGACTATTATATCCAATACACGACAACCAGATTGTGGTTACTGATATATTTAAAAGAGTTGGGTTAAAAAAACCTGTAGTGGGTAAATTGGCGTTAGAAAAATATTATATTGATGACGGCAATACGCCTGAAGATATTGCAAAAATATTTTATAACAATGTTTATTATCATTGGGTAATTCTTGTTGTTAATGACATAGTTAATGTGTATGAGGAATGGCCTAAACCTGAAGCTGCTTTACTTGATTATGTAAGAGACAAGTACGGTGTAGATACTGAAAACCATGACCATCACTATGCTTTGGCTGAAGACACTTCTATTATTGTTGATTATGATGCTGCTAAAATAGCCAGTGGAGAATATGTTGCTATATCTAATTACCAGTATGAATTAGAACTAAACGAAAATAAAAGACAAATTTCTATATTGAGACCAGACTACTTAAAAGAGTTTGTAACACAGCACACTAAATTGATGGCAATTTAAAATGTCGTATAATGATGAAATTTTACAAAAAGCTGGTACAGTATTAACAGAAGAAATAACCATCTCGTTAGTAAATGGTGATGTTGTTGATTTAGTCAATTTTGTGGTCGAATTGAATTTGTATGAAGACATTTTTTCCCCCTGTTTAACCGGCAATCTTACTATTGTCGATTCTGCAAATTTAATATCTGAACTTCCAATATTAGGTATTGAATTCATTACCATCAAATATCGAACACCAACATTTGAAAACATTCCTTCAAATGTCATCGAAAAAACTTTTCAACTATATTCCATAGAAAATAGGACTCTCAATAACGATAGAGAAACAATGTATACTATGAATTTTATTTCAGTTGAAGGTTTCATGGATCAAGTAGAAACTTTAGTACGTTCATTTTCGGGAACTACTGATGAAATTGTAAGCAAGATTTATAATGATTATATTGTTAAAGATAGAAGAATAGATACTCCTGATAAAAAAACTTCATTGGTTATTTTTGATATACCACACACAAGTAGATTGAGATATATTTCTAATCATTGGTCACCTTTTAAAAATTTATCATTTATTGGTAAACGGGTTAAAGGTAATACACTAAACAGTTCTGATTATTTCTTTTATGAGAGCAACAAGGGATTTTATTTTACTAGCATAGAAGGATTAATAACACACCAACTTGCAACAGGGCACTTTGAAGAATATGTAATTGAGGTGCAAAAGAATACTACTCCCAGAAGAACTTCTGGTATTTTATATAAGGGTGTTAATGTTCCTTCTGATATGACTAGATTGAAAAATATAAAGATGCCAAAAACTTTTGATGCTATTGAAGGCATCATGTCTGGATATCATTCTAATTCAATTAGAGGATATGATTTAACGACAAAAAAAATGACAGAATCTACGTTTGATTTCAAAACACAAAATGCAGCCTTTGTCAAAACAGATACTGGTATTGCATTTCCGAATGTTCCTAGTAATCCATATGCGTATTCACAATTTGTAACATACAACACTAATTTGTATAACGATTATGGTGTTACTGATCATTTAGAAGATTTGCCAGCTGGTCATCCAGCACAGTATGTTACAGATAGAATACACTATAGAACATCATACATAAATTCATTTAATAATTTTAAATTTGAAATTGAAATACATGGTAGAACTGATATTGAAGTTGGCATGTTAATACAAATTTTATATCCCTCTGCCAGAACAAAGTTAGAGAATGAAAATACTCCAGAACAAGCATATGATCAATTGTTATCAGGATCATATTTAATAACTGCGATACATCATACTTTTAAGTTTGGTGAGCATTCTATACTTGCTGAAGTTGTAAAAAATGGATTGAATAAAAGTCTTGGAGAAAACAGTGAATGAACAGACCAAATTTTAAACTCTGGTTAGGTGTTGTTGAAGATAGAGCAGACCCAGAATACTTAGGAAGGTATAGAGTAAGAGTATTAGGTTATCACACTGCGAATCGTGATGTATTGCCTACTACCGATTTACCGTGGGCAGTTGCTATCATGCCAGTAACGTCTGCTAGTATATCAGGAATAAGTGATACGCCTAGTCTAGTTGAGGGTTCTACAGTAGTTGGTTTTTATGCTGACGAAGATGATCAGATACCTATAATTATGGGTTCTTTGGCTGGAATGCCTTTGCAAAGAATAGACGATTCTTCTATAGGATTTTTTGATCCTAAACACAGATATCCTCGTAACGGAGAAGACGCAGGTTATAACGCACTCGGTGAACCTGATATATCAAGACTAGCAAGAGGCAAAGATGCTGAAAAACATGCTAGTTTAATATCAAAAAGACAAACCATTTCTAAACAAATACCCAGAGCAGTTTCTCCTAGCGTACCTTCAGTCGGTGAAGATAAACCGTCTGCAACATATACAAGAGAATTTTGGGATGAACCTCATCCTAGATTTGGATCTACAGATCAAGGAACATATACAAAACCTGGTTCTATTCCTACCTTTGAAACTAGTAAAACGTCAGTGTATCCTTTTAATAGAGTAGTTGAAACAGAATCTGGGCATGTATTTGAAGTAGATGATACACCAGGTAATGGTAGAATACATGAATATCATAACTCAGGTACATTTTCTGAAATTCAATCTGACGGTAAAAAAATTACTAAAATAGTCGGTGATGAATATGAAATTACTTTAGGTGATAAAAAAGTTACAATACAAGGTTCGTGTGATGTTACTATAGGCGGTAATGTTAAGTTATATGTACAAGGTGATTTATATACTGAAGTAGATGGTAATCAATTTACTACAGTAAGAGGAGACCGAGTTACTAAAATTGGTGGCAATGATTTAACTGAAATATTAACAGATTCAAATACTCAAATAAATGGTAGTAGAGGTCTTAGAATTAGTGGTGATGATTCTGAAACAGTAACAGGAACTCAAACACATTCTGTTGGTAGAACTAAAACAACCACAGTTGGGGGCAATGTTTCTGAAACTCACGCTGGCAAAATGACTACCTCAGTTGCAGATACTTATAATATTTTGGCTGTTGAATCTATTAGTATAGCATCAGGCGAAAATGTTAATATAGGATCTGGTGGAGATTTAATAATAAAATCTAATGGTAAACAAGAAATTGAATCTGTTAGTTCAACACAATTACTTAAATCCTCATCGACTCAAACCTTAACCGCTAGTGTTACAAACATAGACCAAAATGTTAATGTTACCGGTACATTAGACGCTTCAGTACAAGTTAAAGCAGGTTCGCCAGAGATTACATTAACTGGACACAAGCACACCGTTGGTGGGTCTGCTGCACCACAAACTGGCACCCCAATCCCATAATAGGAGAATAATATGAGTTGTGGACCATCAGAAGGATTATTAAAATTAGCAGATAAAATAGAATCTGCTAATACCGCATTAGACAGTGCTATCAATGGTGTTGTAAATGGTGCCGTCGGCGGTTTAAAGGCAACAATACTCGCTCAACTCAGTGCTGTAAAAGCAAGTTTGAAATCTATGATACCTGAAATAGATTTCCCTAAAATTCCAGATAGTTTGCAGAATGATATAATTTCTTTTGCTCAAAAATTAATTGTCGCTAAACTTGCAGGTGAAGCATTGCAAAATGAACTTAATAATTTAAAATCGAAGTGGGAGGGAGTTGATCTAGGCGACATAGATTTAAATGATCTACCAAATCTTTTAAGATCAGCTGCTTTTGATTTAGAAAATATTTGTAAAATAATTCCTAATTACGAATTGGATGGTGTTGAAATTATTTTGAGAGGCACTCCAGCATCTTTTCCTGAAATAGATGCTGCTGCAATTATAAGAGGTCACCGATTACCAGAATTGCCAAAACCCAGTTTGACAGTAGACATAGAACGCCGAAGAAGAGAAGCAGGTGAAAGATTTCTTAATATCGTGCCTCCATCATTATACACTGAGTTATAAATACATACATGGCTCTTTTAACTAAACAGATAACTAAACTTTACAAAGATTTGGATTTAGCATTTACGTTAAATCCAGTTACAGGTGACGTTGGCAAAAAAATAGATGTCAATGCTGTTTCACAATCTTTAAAAATTTTAATATTAACTAATTTTTATGAAAGACGATTTGCCCCAGAAAAGGGAGCAAATTTACGAGGAATGTTATTTGAAAACATGACTCGGTTACAAGCAGAAGTTATGTCTAAAGTAATAAGAAATTTAATAGAAACATATGAACCAAGGGCTGTGATTGAAAGTATAGCGGTTATCCCTGACTATGACAAAAATTTATATCAAGTTTCTATCTATTATTTTGCTAGGGGATTTACTCAACCACAAGAGTTTAATGTAAACTTACAGAGACTAAGGTAAAAAATGCCTCAAATAAATGTAACCGAATTAGATTTTGATAATATAAAACAAAATTTAAAAACCTTTATGCAATCTCAAGCAGAATTCTCAGATTATAATTTTGAAGGATCTGCGTTGTCTGTTTTATTGGATACCTTAGCATATAACACTCACTACAATGCAGTTCTTGCACACTTGTTAGCAAATGAATCATTTTTAGATTCAGCAATAAAGAGAACATCTGTGGTATCCTTAGCTAAAACTTTGGGATATACTCCTCGTTCTAGAAGATGTCCTGTTGGAACAGTAAACTTTACTATTACACCTTCTGGTGCATATACTAGTAGCACATATACTTTATCCAGAGACACTGTTTTTACATCATCGTTAAATGGTACTACATATACCTTTGTTCCTTCAGAAGCAGTCACTGCTACTTTACAAGATGTTTCAGGTACAGGTAAATTTGTTTTTTCTAATCTTAAACTGAAAGAAGGCAAAAGAATATCAAATAGTTTTCTAATTGCTGCTGAAAAAGAATTAGACCCTGTTATTATACCGAACAAAGATGTAGACACTTCCACTTTAAGAGTTAGGGTTCAAACATCAGGATCAAATTTTAACGTTGAAACATATGTGTTACATACTGGTATTTTAGACATAAACGAATCTTCAAAAGTTTATTTTCTTGAAGAAACAATAGAAGGATTGTATTCTATTACATTTGGTGATGATGTAATAGGTAAGCAATTAACTGCTGGTAATGTTGTTATTGTAGATTATATAAACACAAATGGAGTTACTGCAAATGGAGCAAAAACTTTTACTTGTTCAGCAACTTTAACAGGTGGAGGTGAAATTAAGGCTTATAGTGGAAACGTTGCAGCCTCAGGCGGGCAAAATAAAGAAAGTATAGACAGCATTAAAATCAACGCCCCTAAATATAATTCTGCTAGAGAAAGAGGAGTAACTGCCTCTGATTACAAATCTTTAATATTAGCAAGTAATGAAAACATTCAGTCTTGCTCAGTGTGGGGCGGTGAAAGTAATGATCCTCCCATTTATGGTAAGGTCTTTATTTCATTAGACCCTATTCCTGGGCAAATTATAACACAGCAAGATAAAGATAATATTGTAAGTAATATTATTGATCCTAGAGGTTCTATTGCAATTCTACCTGAGTTTGTTGATCCAGAGTACACATTTATTACATTGAAAGTAGGAGTTGTTTATAATGCTAATGCAACATCACTTACTTCTGGAGAACTTTCTTCTTCAGTATCAAGTGCAATTTCAACATTTTTTAACACTGAGCTTAATATATTAAATAAAAACTTTTATTTTTCTGCATTGCATACCATTATTAAAGGTGTTTCTAATTCAATTATTTCAATAAACATTATTCCGTCTTTACAAAAGAGAATAGAAATATTAGATTTTGACAGAGATGTAAATTATACTTTTACGTTTAATTCCAGAGTACAACCAAGAGAATTACATAGCACTTGGTTTAATTATACGAATAATGACGCGACAAATAAAGTAAAATTACAAGATGTTCCTAATGCAGATGTTGTCTCACCTGAGTATAATGGATTTGGTACTGTATTTTTACAATCTGATTCTGGTTCTAAAATTCGAGATATAGGAACAATTGATTATTCAACTGGTAAAATTACAATTCTTGCTATGAGAGTGTCTGCTCTTTTTGGTAATGAAACCGCTATTCGTGTAAGTATTAGACCTCATGATGATGTTAATGACATATTAACAACTACTTTAACAAGAACTGCTCAAGTATCTACAGCAGCAGTTATACCAACTCCTTCTAAAAATACAGTCTTAGCATTGGATGATACAGTACAAAGTACATTAACTGGTGCAAGAACAGGATTACAAATAAACATGATACCTAAGGCAGAAGGGTTTTAATGTCCAGTAGAATACCTGAATATTCTAGATATGTTTCTTCAATCACTATCACACATGGTGGTAGTGGATATGGCACCGGCACAACAATCACAATATCAGGTGGAGGTGGAACTGGTGCAACTGCAACTGCTTCTGTATTTAATGGTATCATACAAACAGTAACTATAACAGACGAAGGATCAGGTTACACAACATCACCCACAGTAACTGTAACAGGTGGTGGTGGATCAGGTGCAGTACTAGTTGCAGTATTGTCTTTTGCTGCATTACCCACAACAGAATATCAAGAAATTTCTAGTTTAGGTATCAAGTATACTTTACCCGAATTTATCAGAGAAGACTATCCTGACTTTGTAACTTTTTTAGAAAAATATTATGAGTTTATGGACCAGACAAATAAACCTGGTCATCTTTTACTGAACAAAAGATATTATGATATTGATGATTTAAATGATGCCGAATTAAATAAAAAAGCACTAGAATTTGCTAAAGATTTTCCACAGGTTTTAGCAATAGAAAAGAAGAAACTATATAAAAATATTAAAAGTTTATACGAGTCTAAAGGCAGTGAGAGATCAATTAAGGCATTTTTCAGACTATTATACGATGAAGAAATAGAATTATCTTATCCTACTCAGTTTATTTTGAGAGCGTCTGATGGTGTTTGGCAACAAGACAGCTCCGTCAAGGTTTTGTTAGGGTATGAAGATCACAGACCTACAAATTTATATGCTAAAGCAATAGACATTCTATATTATGAAACTATAGGATATACTGGAAGTATTCCTAATCGTAGAGCAATTACAGAACCAAAGAGAATATCAACTGCGGTTGTTAGAGCAAATAAAATTGCATATACAACCCCAAGTAAGTACGAACTATTCTTAGAACTTCCGAGATATGTGACTAGTATTCCCGGTCCAGGAACTGGTGCTGCTGCTACTTTAACTATTGTCAGCGGTGTAATTACAGCAGTAACTTTAACATCTGGTGGTTCTGGATATTTAGCTGCTCCAGATGTAATTATAACAAGTACTGGCAGTGGTGTTGGTGCGGATATTGTAGCTATCGTAGAAAATGGTAGCGTCACTGGATTCATTATTAACAGTGGAGGTTCTTCTTATGTTAGTGGAACCACTACTATAGCATTTAATGCTCACTCAATAAATTCAACTGTTGCAATTAGTGGTACTGCTGGTCAATTTACTTGTGGTAAGTCTGCTATTGCTGTTGGTGATCAAGTAAAAATTACTGGCACACTAGGCGGCACTGGAACAATTTCTGGTTATACTAGCGGCAATGTTTATAAAGTTTCTGCTATTAGTGGATCAGTTACCAGGATTACTGTAACTTCTGGTGGTTCTGGTTACACTAGCAACCCCACTGTTGCATTCTCAGGTGGTGGTGGTTCGGGTGCTACAGCTACAGCTACTCGTACAGGTAACATAGTTACTAGTATCAATGTGACGAATGGGGGTTCTGGTTACACCAGCGCACCTACTATTACAATAACCGGTGGTGGTGGTTCTGGTGCTACAGCCACTTCTGTAGCACCTTTACCTGCTGTGACTAGTTTCACTTTAACCGCTACAGATGATACTGCTATTGTAACAACAGCAGGTAGTTTAACTGGTTTAACGTATACTGTAAACACAAAAAAGTATTATGAAACAGTTATACTTTTAAAAGATGCAGAAAACTTAGAACAAAATATAAAAGGATATATAACTAGATGTTTAACTTCAGTAATATCTGGCAGTTATGCAAATTATTCAGTACCTAGTGTTGATGTAACTGCTGGTGGTTCTGGTTACACTAGCAACCCCACTGTTGCATTCTCAGGTGGTGGTGGTTCGGGTGCTGCCGCTACTGCTGAACGTGGAAAAGTTACTGGTATTACTGTAACGGCAGCGGGTTCTGGTTATACTAGTGATCCCACCGTTACAATAGGTTCGGTTGCTACAGCTACTGCCACTCGTACAGATAATACAGTTACTGGTATTACTTTAACGGCTGTAGGTTCTGGTTACACCAGCGCACCTACTATTACAATATCAGGGGGTGGAGGTTCGGGTGCTACAGCTATCGCCACACTTAGTTCTAGGAAGTCAGGTAATATAGTTACTAGTATCACTGTAACAAATGAAGGTTCTGGTTACACTAGCAACCCCACTGTTACAATATCGGGCGGCGGTGGTTCTGGTGCTACAGCGACTGCTGTACGTGGAAAAATTACTGGTATTACCGTAACTTCTGGAGGTTCTGGTTACACTAACGCACCTACTGTTGCATTCTCAGGTGGTGGTGGTTCGGGTGCTACAGCTACAGCTACTCTTACAGGTAACGTAGTTACTAGTATCACTGTAACTGCTGGTGGTTCTGGTTACACCAGCGTACCTACTGTTGCATTTTCAGGGGGAGTAGATACTGGCGCTAGAGCGACTGCTGTACGTGGAACAGTTACTGGTATTACTGTAACTGCTGGTGGTTCTGGTTATACTACTGTACCCACTGTCCTTGCAGGTGTGGCAATTTCTGGTACTGCTGGTCAGTTCACCTGCACTGCGACTACCTTGGCAATTGGTGACAGATTAACAATTACTGGTACTCTTGGTGGTACAGGTACAATTACTGGTTACACCACTGGTACTGTTTATAGAGTTTCCGCTATTACTGGTTCGGTTAGTGCTGTTACTGGATTTACTCTTCAGACACCAGAAGGCTTTTCAATTGTTACAACCGCAGGTACGCCGACAGGTCTAACCTATACATCTGTACTTACTGTTACAATATCAGGCGGTGGGGGTTCTGGTGCTACAGCTACAGCTACTCTTACAGGTAACGTAGTTACTAGTATCACTGTAACTGCTGGTGGTTCTGGTTACACTAGCAACCCCACTGTTACAATATCGGGCGGCGGTGGTTCTGGTGCTGCTGCTACTGCTGTACGTGAAACAGTCACCAATATCACTGTAAAGAATGAAGGTTCTGGATACACTAGCAACCCCACTGTTACAATATCGGGCGGCGGTGGTTCTGGTGCTACAGCGACTGCTGTACGTGGAAAAGTTACCAGTATTACAGTTTCCAATGAAGGATCAGGTTATTCATCAGCACCAACAGTTACTTTTACTGGAGGTGCAGGATCAGGCGCTACAGCGACTGCTGTGTTACAAAGTGATGCGGGATTTAAAATAGGTGATGTATTTAGTTTTGCTCAAACTGAAAATGATCTTTCTTATTTTACAGTTAAAGAAGTGGATGAGGATAATGTTCCCACTTCATGGACTATTTTAGCACCAGGATCTGGATATACTTCAGCGTCCACGACAGATACTATTACATCAGATACCGGAGAAACTTTACAAATAACGTTGAGTTCTGATTATTTGTTTTTATACGATGGTAAATATAAAAATGATAGAGGTAAAACATCTAGTTTAAACATTTTACAAGACAATTTTAAATTTCAAAATTATTCTTATATAATAAAATCTTCGCTTCCTCAATATATCTGGAATGATGTATTTAGAGAACATATGCATCCAGCAGGAAAAGAAGTATTTGGTGACCTATTTTTAATATCTGATTTAGACATTTCAATTGAGTTTAGTACCACTGGGTTGAAACTTAATGAATTTATTACAGAAGATTTGACAGATGCCAGTGATGCACTAGTAGTAAGTTTTAGTACTACACGAGCAGATAGTACTACCAATTCAGATACTTTCACTATATCAATAGAAACGTTTTTTACAGATTCTGTTAGTGCTGCTGAGATTGATTTTCAAGACTATGGTCCGGAGGATTATTTTCCTGAAGCATATACGGGAATTGTCGCTATTCTTAAAACTGTAGAAAAATCACTTTTAGATTCTTCCATAACTAGTGATGCTGCTAGTATAAATATGAGTTGGAATAGAACATTTACAGATCCATTTGGATTTGGAACAAATCCTTCAACAGATGATATTGTAGTAATAGAAACAACTTGGACAAGAAGTTTTGAAGATTCAACAACTGAAATAGATGATATCGCAGTAATAGAAACAGCAAGAAGTATTGCAGATTCAACAACTGCAATAGATGATATTGTAGTAATAGAAACAACTTGGACAAGAAGTTTTGAAGATTCAACTGTTGCAATAAACGATACAGTTGCAATAGAAACAACTTGGACAAGAAGTTTTGAAGATTCAACTGTTGCAATAAACGATACAGATGCAATAGAAACAACTTGGACAAGAAGTTTTGAAGATTCAGCAACTGCTTCAGACTCCGGTGTCATAACATTACTTAGTTATATCGACCCAACATATTTTTCAGAAGATTATGTTGGTGAAGTTACAAACATAACATAAACTTATTGGAGAAAAAAATGATTAATACTGATGAATTAAAAGTTACAGGAAGTGTTGATGTAGTAATTTATGATGAAAATGGAAATAAAAAAGAAAATTTTACTATTCCTAACCTGGTAGTGAATACTGGTCTTGCTTATATTGCCTCTCGTATGAAAGATACTCCCCCAACTGCAATGTCTCATATGGCAGTGGGTACGGATAATACAGCAACTGCTGGTGGTAACACTGCTCTAGGAACTCAACAAGCCCGCGTATCATTAACATCAACTACAGTTACAACCAACCAAATCGCATATGTTGCAACATTCGGAGTTGGAGTAGGAACTGGTGCGTTAACTGAAGCGGGCATTTTTAATGCTTCTACATCTGGCACAATGCTTTGCCGAACAGTTTTTGCAGTAATTAACAAAGGCGCGAATGATACCATGACCATCACTTGGACCATCACTATTTCTTAATAGGAAAATAACGTGGCACTGTTACTAACAAGATCAGGACGAGTAGAATTAGCTAGGTCTTTTCATAGAGATATTCTAAACGAAAGAGATTTTGTATATTTTGCAATTGGCAAAACAACTCAATGGGATGATGAACAACTTCCAGAAGAACCTATTGACTCTAACTATTATCTAAATGAGTTTAGACGAAATATTATGTTTGTTCAAAAAATTACTTCTGCTAACATATGTCACTTAGCTAGAAAAATAGAATGGACGTCTGGAACAGTATATGATCCTTATGATGATAGCTATTCTGAAGATAATTTAGCCGAGTCTGGGGAAGATAATTTAGCAGATGCTAATTTTTATGTTATAACTAATGATTTTAATGTGTATAAATGTTTAGATAATAACAATGGTGCTCAAAGTATTACTAAACCTGAAGGAACAGGACCAACAAAGATTGAACATGACGGAGCTGGTCAAGATGGGTATATTTGGAAATTTTTGTTTCAAATATCTCCAGCAGATCGAACTAAATTTTTAGATTCTTATTATATTCCTGTAAGAAAATTAACAGGAAATCCAACGTTTGATGTTAACGGTATAATTGATGCACTAACAATCACTTCAGGTGGTTCAGGGTATACATCAGCCCCTCAAGTTACTATTCTAGGTGATGGCATTGGTGCAAGTGCCTCATGTACTATAAATGCTGGAACAGGTGTAGTAAATTCTATAACTGTAACGGCGGCAGGTTCTGGTTATTCTTTTGCAACTGTAATTTTTACTGGAGGCGGTGGTACGGGAGCGGAAGCATCAGTAACATTAGGTTTAGCAGATGCACTACCTTCACTTCAGTCAGCAGTAGAAAGCACCTCAACCGGTGGTACAATAGGAAGAATTGTTATATCTGATGGTGGCGTAGACTATATTAGTGGAGCCGTTACTGTTGTTATAACTGGTGATGGTTCAGGTGCAACAGCTACTGCCACAGTAGTTGATGGAGAAATCACAAACATTATTGTTACTAATGAAGGATCTGGATACACTTTTGCTGATATTACTTTTTCATCAACCACTGGTACAAATGCCGTTGCTAGAGCTGTTATTGCACCAATTGAAGGGCATGGTTCGAATCCCATTCGAGAATTGTATGCTAATAAAATAGGAATTGTATCTACTTTATTCGATAGGGACAATGAAGATTTAACATTAGGAAATGATTTTAGACAGATTGGTCTCGTTAAAAATTTAAAAAATTATCCTAAGACAGCACACTTTACTGACACAACAGGCAATGCTTCTTTTATAGTAGATGTGGCTACTGGTGCTGCTGGTAATTATGCAGTTGATAATATTATTCTCACAGACGATGCTGTTCAAGGCAAGTTTAGAGTAACACAAATAATTAATGATGTTTCATCTTATAAAATACATCTACAAAGAATTAGGGGTGATATAACCTCAAGTAGTACATTGACAAATGAAACGAGCAACACTTCAGGATTGAGTATAAATAGTCTGACACTCCCTGAATTCAATGTTAGTTCTGGTGAAATTGTTTATATTGAAAATCGAGCAGCGGTTAATAGAAATGAAAACCAAGCTGAGACTATAAAAGCAATTGTAACTTTTTAGGAAAAATAAATGGCTCTTAATTTAAATACTGCACCCTATTTTGATGATTTTGATGTTAATAAAAATTATAACCGAATTTTATTCAAACCTGGAGTTGCAGTTCAAGCTAGAGAATTGACGCAATTACAAACAATTCTCCAAAATCAAATTTCTAGTATAGGAAGTTACACTCTCAAAGAGGGTGCAATTATTTCTGGATGTGAAGAAAGCATCAGCGTTGTCGATTACATTAAAATTAATGATGTAGATAATAGCAGTGTAGCTTTAATTAATTCACAACTGGTAAATTTTATAGGTGAAGAAGTTACAGGAGAAGATATAGGAGGCCTACCTGGTCTCAAAGCTAAAATTGTAGATGTAAGGCAGGGTTCTGAAGCAGGCGCACCTGATTTTAAAACACTATATCTCGTCTACACAAGTTTTGGGGGAGGTACTGACAGACATTTTTCTTCAGGTGAAGTATTAACAATTACATCCAATGGCAATTATCGTGGAAAAACATTTGTTGTTAAC